ATATGAAAGTAGAAAATACACCGCTTGATGGCGTGAAATTAATAATGCCTGACTTCTATGAGGATTATCGTGGCACAAACTTTGAAGCATATAATGAAGCAAAATATCGTGATGAGATTCCATACGCTCCGTTTGTGGTGGATAGTATTTCCACATCACGCAAACATACTCTGCGTGGCATTCATGGTGATGACAGAACAACTAAATTGATATCATGTTTGTATGGAACAATCTATTACATCATCATCAATCGTGACCCCGAATCTAAACAATACAATCATTGGTTCGGAATTACATTATCAGACCGCAACAAACATCAAGTTCTTATTCCTCCGAAGTTTGGCAATGGTCACTTGGTAATGTCAGAAGAAGCAGTGTTTAGTTACAAGTTGAATGCATATTATGATCGTGCTTCACAATTTACAATCAAATGGAATGACCCGATGCACAATTTCTTTTGGCCAATCAAGAACCCTATTCTTTCGGAGAGAGATGCATGAAAACAGCGTTGGTAACAGGTGGTGCAGGTTATCTTGGCAGTCATCTAGCAAAAGCACTAAAGAAGGCAGGTTATATTACAATCTGCTTTGATGAAGTAGAAACAAAAAACGAATATTTTGATATGCAGCATTACGGTGATATTCGTAACTATGGAATGTTAAATCAGGTATTTGCTAACTTTGATATTGACATAGTATTTCATTTAGCTGGCCGCATCGAAGTGGGTGAATCGATTAAACATCCTGAATTGTTTTGGGATGTCAATGTAGGTGGCACAACCAACCTACTTCATGTAATGAGGAAACATAATGTTCGGAATATTGTTTATTCATCTACTGCTGGTCTATATCGGTCTGCTGGTACTGATCTTTCCGAAAAAGACCCAATAGATGACAACAATCCGTATGCTAACAGTAAGTATGCTGCGGAATGTGCGATTCAGAATTCAACACTGAATCATATCATCTTTCGGTTCTTTAATTTGGCAGGTGCTGATCCTGATGGTGAGATGGGTGAATGTCACGAACCAGAAACGCATTTGATTCCACTAATGTTTAAAAATCTAAATAACATCATTATCAATGGAGATGATTATCGAACACCTGATGGAACTTGTATACGTGACTATGTGCATGTATCCGATGTTGCTGATGCTCACATACTTGCCGCATCATATATGGATACACGAGGTGCTAATCAACCCACACTATTCAACTTAGGAACTGGAAAAGGATATTCGGTATTGGAAGTAATTTATACTGCTGCTGAAGAATTGAAAATTCCATTTTCTCCCAAAATCGGTCAAAAACGAGAAGGTGATCCTCCACGATTAGTTGCCAATATTGACTCGGCAAAACGACATCTAAAATTTAAACCCAAACATAATTTATCAAGTATTCTTACAACCGCATATAATTGGCATAATATATATCATGAAAAAAGAAAAGAAAACTGAAACTGAAAAAGCATCATTCGATGACACTAATTACTTTCTTACTGGTGAAATTGAAAATAGCACTGTAATGAGCGTAGTGAAATGGATTTACGAAGCAAATGAAAACGATAAGGTTGAAGGACCGATTAACCTATACATCAACTCCGAAGGTGGACAATGTTGTGATGCTTATGCGTTGATTGATGTGATGCGGTCTTCACGAAAACCAGTTGCCACGATTGGTCTAGGTGTTATTTGCTCGGCAGCGTTCATGGTATTGGCTGCTGGTGCTAAAGGTCATCGTAAACTCGGTAAAAATACCAGTGTGATGATGCATCAACTGAACCACGATTGGGGTGGCAATTATGCTGACCTGAAATCGTTGGGCAGTGAGATCGACTATCATCATAAACGAATGATTAAAATCCTTGAAGATTCCACTGGTCTGGATAAGCAAGGTGTTCAGGATAACTTCCTTCAACCGACTGATAGGTGGTTCACATCACAAGAGGCGGTGAAGTTAGGTGTAGTAGATAAAATCTTTTAAGGAGAGATAATGTTGTCTGGAGGTAAAAAGTTCCAAAGAACGGAAAAGACCAAGTTCCGTAAAAATCGTGATAGCAATGACTACAGCAATTTACAGTTCAAACAAAAACATCACGACAAGACCGTATACCGATTGTTAAAACAGGAAAAAGAAACAATCATGTAGTCTTCTAACTTGTATAAATAACAGATTAGGAGAAAAATATGGCATTATCTAAAATCTTTGTAGACAGTGTAGCAGCAAATGCTATCACTTCACTTGGCGTCGCTAATGGTGCAATCGTCACCGTTGACTTGGCAGATTCATCCGTTACTGGACTGAAGATTGCGAGTAATACTATTCAGGGCAATACAATCGGAACAGGACAAATTACTGGTAATCTAATTGCCGATAATTCTGTTGCGGGAAATGCTATTGCAGTTGGCACTATCACTGGCAATCTTCTGGCATCTCAAATCATCACTTCCAACAATATTGCCATTGGTGCTATCACTGGTAACCTGATTGCTAATAATGCTATTAGCGCAAATAGTTTAGCCAATCCAGATAATTTTGAAGACATGTTTTTATTAGGCGGAATGTAAAATAAGGAAAATAAAAAATGGCAAGAGTCTATAGAATACTTGGTCAGAAAAACCCAGGTTCATCTGTTTTAACAAATGTGTATACAGTACCAGCAGCAAACTCTGCTGTTGTTTCTTCCATTGTGCTAACAAACACTAGTGGAAGTGCTGGAGGTGGTGTTGCTGTACGACTTGCAGCAAATGCTGCTGATGTGGTAGTGGCAACCGCAAATTATTTGGCATACGATGTGAATGTTCCTGGATGTGATTCTGTCACATTGACATTGGGTGTCACGATGAATGCGGGTTCGCAATTATCAGTATATGCCAATTCGACTTCACTTGCCGTTTCAGTATTTGGAACTGAAATCTACTAATCATTATGTCAATCAGAACACTTAGTAAAAATACAGTATCTCTGAGCAGAAATTTGGGGTATGATAAAGTAGGAAAGTATCTAACTAAACGAAGATCAATTTTTGGTGCTGCTCAAGGTGAAAGTAAAGGTCGTTTCTTCATCCAATATCTTATCGTAGGTGGTGGTGGAGGGGGCGGTGGTGGTGGAGGAGGCGGTGGTGGTGGTGGTGGAGTTATTATCGGTGTGCTTGATGCCGCTCCATCAGGAAACTTATCCGTAGGGCAAAGTGGAGATACTTTCAGTATCACAATTGGCGCAATCACTGATACAGTTGCTGATTCCAGAGGGAATGATGGCAATCCAACGACTTTTGGTTCACTTCAAGCATATGGTGGAGGTGCTGGCGGATATGCAAACCCATCGACACCACAGGGAGCCAATGGAGCAAGAGATCAAATAGCTGGAGGTGGTGGGCAAGGAAGTGGCTCTCCTAGTGGAAGGTCACGGTCAAATATGGGTGGTCGTGGTGGAGTCGCTGCTCCTAGTGGAAAATTAGGTCCAGGTCAAGGTTATGATGGTGCCAAAACTGGTAGAGGTGGAAATGAGGAAAGTGATGAACTTTATTGGTCAGAATGTTATACTGTTGGTGATCGATTGTTTATTGGTGGTTCACAAGTTGGTGGTGAGGAATTAATTACTGAAGGCATGTATATCTTTGTGGATAGTCCAAACAATGGTGGTAAACCAGGTGATGTTCCAATTACTCAATTTCCTCCTGGAACTATAATAGATGGCACATATAATGTCGCAGATGGTGAAGGTAGTCCTCCCGACCAAGTGCGTAATGGTGGTGGTAAATCTGGTGAGTATCGAATTAATCGAAGTCCACTTGCCTTAAGCTCACCTGGTACTGCTCTCGGTGCTGGTGTGGGTCAAACCTTTCCCTATTGGGATAAGACTGCTGAAATCAATAACGTAAATAGAGGTTCTCCATCTATAAAGTGGCAAATAAGAATAAGGGGATCGGGTGCTATTTTGAATCTTGGTGGTGGCGGTGGTGGAGGTGCTGGATCAGGACCACAGAGGGGTGGCGCAGGTGGTTCTGGTTTACAGTCATCAATTTTAGGTATTACACGGTCATATGCTGCTGGTGGAGGGGGTTCTCATTTTGCTCCCAATGAAGGCACGGCCGAAAGTGGTTTTGGTGGTGCGGAAAATAATGGTCGTGGTAGTGTTAATCAAGGTGGTGATGAATTATTTTCTGGTGGCACAAGTCCAGGTAATTCATCTACAACTGATGGTAATGGTAACCCTTCTGTTCCTAGTCAAACGGGCGATCCCCTTCCCCCATTTGGAAATAAATCTGGATATGGTGGACCTTCTGGTATAGCTAATCCTGCAAAGAATGCATTGAACAATCGTGGTGGTGGCGGTGGTGGTGGGTGGAATGGTAACAGTTATAATGATTGGGGTCCGTTAGCAAATCCAAAACCTAATCTTTGGGATCCGAATGCGAACCCTCCCCCAAATGCTTTTGCCCCACTTTGGCCGACAAGCGAAGGCACACGAAATTGGCCTGGTCGTGCTGGAGCAAGACATGGTGGTCGTGGTGGAAGTGGAATTGTAATTATTAAGTATCCGATTGTTTTTGGTAATGTAACGACTACTGGAACTCCAATCACTACTGTTACGGATAATGGATTTCTTGTATATCAATTTGTGGATTCGGGTTCAATCAAATTCGACTATACACCGTAGTTATCAAAAAGTCAAGTGTTGCGTAAAAACAACACTTGACATCTGCCGTAAACCATAGTATAATGGTTGTATTATGGAAAAAATACCCCAAATAGGTTCGACAGTATCCTTAAACTGTCAATACTACACTGGCAAAATCAGTTTTTCTGGCATTGTCATCAAGCCACATCGTTGGTTATCTGCTAACGAGTTCTGTTTACAAACTAACAACAAAGAGTTTCCTGTATCTGTTATCAATACAGCAAGTATTGTCGATATGAAAATTCTCAAAGGTTCGACAGTATCTATCAAAAAGTTCACCATAAAAGGTTCTAAAAATGATGAGTACACCGTAACAAAATCGGGTGAGCATTATTCCTGCCAATGCATCGGGTTCAAGTATTACAGCAAATGCAAACACATAACTGAGGCAAAAACATTATCATGATTATATACACACACAATCGTTCAAAGAAGAAAAAACCTACCAAAGCACAAGTTCAGCAACACGAAGATTTTATGATTTCGGTCAACAAAATCAAGTTGCCATCGGGTAGCACTTATCTGCCGAAGAAACCAATCAAGAAATCACTTGCTCCAACTCCTATTCGCCGAGAGGTTGTGCGGCATCCGTCATTGCCTGATACGCACTTGGGTGCTTTACCACCAACAGGTATGATGCGAAATCTACATAAACTATCCGTTGAAGATCGTGCTATCGTACAAGAGATGAGTGAGTGTATCGCACCGATTCACAAAAGTAATTTGATTTACGTAACTCCAGGAATGAATCCCGCCAGTTTGGGTCGTAAAAATGAAGTGCTGTAAAACTTGACAACCGAAGTATCATGTGTTATAATGGAAGGTATTATGAAAGAAAATATTGTTTATTACTTATCGGAGTATTGGAAATTGCTGAAGTATTATTACGACAGTATAACTCCACGACAGACCATGTACATCACAATCTTTTTTGTGGTGATTTTGATGGGAGCAGGTGCAAAAGGTCTAGCAGACATGATTGCGCTTTTTTATATTATGAATAAGGTGACACCAAATGAATAAAATTCTCTTTTTACTAGGTATGGTTTTTTGTTTAGATGCTTCTGCGAGAGTTGCTCTTGTTGGAGAAAATAGTAATTATATTGTTACTGAAGATAATTCAGGAGCAGAAGCAGCTCCACTTGAATATGCTATAGTGATTGATGCTCAACACAGATTTAAAACTGTTGCAACACGTGGTGTTTGTCGCCAACTTGATGACACTGGTAGACAAGTATGTGAACCAGGTCGAGTTATATCTAAAGACCATATTGGATATGATGTAACTTACAAATATAAGGATTTTGTAGGAACAGTGTTTTTAGATTCTATTCCTCCAGCGGGTATCATTTATATGAAAACAGTAATAACTCCAATCGTTAAATAATTTAGGATATATCATGGCACGTATAAGAAAAGAACTACCACAAGTATGGGAAAGAATTGCCCTTCTCATGCTTGAAAACTCTCAAGCAAAAGTTATGGTGAAAGAAATTCACGATAAATTAGATATTCACATGTATCGTCTTTCTAACTACATTTGGAATATCAAAAAAAACGGTGGTTATGTTCGTTCATTGAAAATTGGACGAGATGTAGTTGGATACCAACTTGCTAATCCTGATACTATCAAAGCTCACTTGACTAAACGCAAATTTATATCTCAAATTGAAACTCTTGAAGATTTGAATGCGACACCGATAGAACAACATGAACATATTCTATCTTGACCCTGATGTGAAAAAATGTGCAGAGATGCATAACGATAAACATTGTGTGAAAATGATACTTGAATATGCTCAACTACTTTCTACTGCACATCGTATTCTTGACGGTGTTCTTTCTACTGGCGTCGGTCCAACTGGTCGGAAGAGGTTTGTATATACTCTTGCCGACAACCGTGATACCGTTCTCTACGGTGCTACTCATGCTAATCATCCATCTGCGGTATGGGTGAGGCAATCAGACAAGAACTATGATTGGTTGTTTGCGTTGTTTCAGGCATTGATGGACGAATATACTTATCGGTATGGTAGAGTTCATGCAACTTCAAAGTTGGAAATGTATCTTGCACGAATACCTGATAATATGCCGTGGGCGCCATTTACCGAACCGACACCTGCGATGCCAGACGATGTTAAGGTGTTGAAAGAAGTATGTACAGATCGGTATGAGTTGGATTCACTCGCATCGTATCGCAACTACTATATACAGAATAAGACACACTTAGCCAACTGGAAGAATCGTGAAGTTCCAGAATGGTTCATAACTAAATAAAATTATGCCGACATATGATTTCGTAAATAATGAAACAGGTGAAGAATTTGAGGAGTTCATGAGCATGTCAGCACGTGAACAATATCTCAAAGACAATCCACACATCCAACAAATAGTGGGCGCAACTGCCACTGTTTCGGGTGTATCAATCACTGGTAAAATACCAGACGGTTTCAAAGACGTTCTATCCAAAGTTGCAGAGAATCATTCAGCAAGTGCCGTAGGGCAACAATACGGCCGTCAATCCATCAACGCAATTAAAACTAAGGAGCTAGTAAAGAAACATATAGGGTGAAATATTTGTTATGCTAACTTTAGCAAGGAGTATCTATGGCAAATCGTTCTATGCGTAAGAAGTCGGCAATTCTCAGCGAACATCAAGAGAAAGAACATAAGCAAATAATTCAAGTTGAATTAGACGATATTTTTAGGGAAGGTAGAGCAAGAAATAAAGAGAAGTATGTTCGACACCATTCACGCTTAAATAGGAATCTTTACTTAACATAACCCATGCCATTTAATCATGTAAAGTTACCACAACTTGATTTTGATCTACAAGCAGTAACAACCGAGAAGGGTAGGAGATACACCACACCAGATGGTAATGCCTACCCTTCTATTACAACAGTTCTCGCCAACTATAACAAGAAAGCCATTATGGAATGGCGTGAACGAGTGGGTGCAGAAGAAGCAACCAAAATCTCAACCAAAGCAGCAAATCGTGGCACTAGGTTTCATAGTATCTGTGAATCCTATTTGCTGAATGAAATGACACCGATGAAGTTATCGGCAATAATGCCAGATGTCAAAGAGATGTTTGTTGCTATGCGTGAGCATTTGGATTATAATATCTCTGATGTATATGCTCTTGAACAGGCATTATATTCTCATAATCTAAAGATTGCGGGACGAGTTGACTGTATTGCCAAGTGGAAGGGACAACCTGCCATTATTGACTTCAAGACAGCAAACAAGGCAAAGGAAGAGGATTGGATTGAGAACTACTTCATGCAATGTACTGCCTACGCAATGATGTTTGAAGAATTGGCAGGAATTCCTATTAATAATATCGTGGTTGCAATTGCCGTTGGTGATGGAACTATTCAGATATTCGAGAAAGAGAAAGAACAATACATACTACCCCTGATGCGATATATTCATAAATACGAGATTGAATCACAACAGGAGTAATTCGTATGCTATCATTGAAACAACATGTTCAACTGAATGAAGGTAATCCACTTCAACAGAAGGTAAACAAACATATATCTAATGGTCGCAGTATTGGCGCAGTTTCACCAGAGGGTGCTCACACAGACACACCAGAAAAACTGGAACGTGCTCATTCTGAGATGAAGAAGGATTTAGAACATGCTCGCAAATCAGGACATATTGGTGGTTGGTCTGGACCACACAGAGGTGAGTATCAGTATAAGAGTGACGAGGGAGATGAAAAAGTAAGTCGAGAGGGTTCGTATTTGGTTCATGCTAAAGACAAAGGTGAAGATGGACATAAAAAAATGGTTCATTCGTTAAGTAAGATTGGAAACAAAAATAAACAAGAATCCATTTTGTCTGTTCATCACGAAACTCAAGAATCTAAATGGCATCATCTTGATAACTCACCAAAGAAGGGTGAAATTGAGCATAAAGGTAAACTTCGTTACAATGTCAAAGTGAATCCGAATGCGGAAACAGAAGCAGAGAGAGATAAGGGAAGAGGCAGAACTGGAATGAAGAATTCAGAACATTCCTTTACTTCCCACGACTAGAGAGAGAGTATATTATGGACACCATTGAAAATCTAATTTCCGAAATAAAAGAAAAGAATATATCATCTATCTTCGAATCAGAATTCGATAGGTATGTGAGTCGTTATCAAAATTATTATCGTGAGAATGTATCTGCGAATCCCACAAGAGGATTTACCGCAGTTGTTGGATGGTATCACCAAAGGCGAAAAGAATTTTATGAAGAGTTTAAAACATTAGGGATCAATGTAAAGGATAATCCAGTTGCTCCATTACATGATTATGAGCATCAACTGAAATCAACTGGTATGAATCGATTAAGTGAGTTGGAAAGAAAATTAAAATGATGATGGAATCAAAAAAAGAAAATAAAACTAAACTCGACTACTTTGAAAGATGGTTTGATATAGTATTACGATTTGGTTGGTGTCTGTTCATTTATGTGGTTGTCACTGGCAATTACATAAGATAGAATTGTTGTAATCCCTTCAAAGTGAAGGCATTCTGGACGGCGGTTCGATTCCGCCCATCTCCACCAGAAGCATATTGTGTAGTGTGTTTCTGATGGGGATGTACTTGGTTTCGACAGGATGAGATAGTAGAGAAGGCAACACGGTAGGCGATGACCGTTAATCAAGCAAATCTATAAATGCAAACGATGCATTCTACGGTGAAGATCGCTTAGCGGCGTAACTCACTTGGGGTTTCGGGAGTGTCCTTATTAACCAATCACTCCCACCTAATTCTATACATTATGAAAATCTATAAATCGAACTATCGTAGTCATTGGGTTTCTCCATATGTTATACTGGAGAAGGTTTTCTTTTGGCGTGAGATTGATTACGATGAACCACTTATCAAAAAACTTCACGATATACTCAATCCGTTTTCCGTAGCATGGCTAAAATTTCTTGACTTTGTGCATCCACGTATCAACTATGTGAAGATTGACCATTATGATACATGGTCGATGGATTCTACATTGGCAGACATCATTCTACCTATGCTGAAGCAGATGAAAGCAACAAAGCATGGTTCACCAACGGTTGATGATGATGATATGCCAGAAGAACTTCGTGTTGTTGCACACAAAGATTGGTCGCAACAACTCGCATTTGAATTTGATGACCATGAACAATACGAAAAGGATTCGTGGGACTTGCAACATCGTCGTTGGGAATGGGTTCTCGATGAGATGATTTTTGCCTTTGAACACTATGTTGATGATACATGGGAAGAAGCATTCCGTTCAGGTGAACACGATATGATACATGTGCCATGCGAATGGTATGAAGATGGCAGACCTAAACTTTACTCAATCGAAAAAGGACCGAACGATACCTACGTGTGTGATTATGAAGGTATGAATAAAGTCTACAAACGAATGGAGAATGGATTCTGTTTGTTTGGTAAGTATTACAGAGGACTGTGGGATTGAAAGAACTGCTAAACATCCTGCCGAAGCTATTAGAACTGATGCCAGGAATTGTAAAGTTCCTGAAGTATATTCCTATTCTAATGATTTTGGGTGGTATCGGTTACGGTGTAATGTATTGGTCGCAGAATTATCGTGACCCCTTTAAATGTGTTGACAATCAAATTTATGAACAAGTGAGGGTAGATTCAAATGTATATGAATTCAGAGGCGGATATTGCGTTGAGGGCGATGGTGAACGTAAATAAAATAAAGCCCATTAATCTACATTTAAACTCTGTCACGATGACCGATATTGAGAACCATAAATTAATATCAGATCAAGAACTAGATCGTGATATAATCAATATTCTAAAATTTCCATCGATAACTAATGAAAATAGTTTTGCTGGCAATCCGTTTTTATATCACTACCAATTTAAAAATCTATTGAAGTGCACTCGAAATGACGGTAAAACAATTTATGACATATACAACGATCCTGAAAAATGGTCAAATTTAATTGATTCCACACGAAAACGTAATCGTGGTGGACGAACTGTTGCTGGTAATGTGTATGAATGTTTCCGAATAAACTTGGGTTCTGTAGTAATGTTCAAAGCAACTACCGCCAAATACCTATACAGAAAATACAATGCTAAGTCGGTGCTCGATCCAACTGCTGGATGGGGAGGACGTATGTTAGGAGCATGGGCATTAGGTATTGACTACACTGGTATTGATACTAATGTTGAAATGATTCCTGCGTATGATGGCATGATGAATTATTTGAAACAATATAATAATCGTTCGTTTCATACTGATTCCAATCTTACAATGGAGTGGCAATCATGTTTGGATGTGAATTTTGATGACATAGAGTATGATTTTGTTTTGACAAGTCCTCCATACATCAATTTAGAAATATATGAACACATGAGTGTTTGGGATTCGGATCGTGCTTTCTATGAAAATTTCTTTTTACCTTTGTGGCATAAGTGTATGGATTCTATTAAGGTGAATGGCACAATTTGTTTTAACATATCCCCAAAGATGTATGATGATGCTTTGAAGTATGGGTTGAAACCTTGCCAAAGTGAAGAAAATTTAAAGCAGCAACTAGGGCAACAAACAGGTAAAAAGAAGCAAGATAAAATTTATATTTGGACTAAGCATTAGAAGTGACTAAATAAGAATACTGGCATCACACACACAACCGCCAGTATAACACACACAGGAGAAATTATGAGTAACTTGACGCCGTTCGAGATTCGTCTTGAACTACTAAAAATGGCAAGAGAAATGCTTTCCGAAGATTATCATGGAAAGTGTCAACAAGTAAGCACAGATTGGACTGTTAAAGTCGAAACCGCTAAACTAAACGGCGGCCAGATTCCAGACCATCCATCGTTCCCCCCCTATCCCTTAGAAGCAGAAATCATCGCAAAGGCACAAGCCTTAAATGGTTTTGTTTCGAATATTCAATCCGTAGATAAACCTAAAGCAAAACCATCTACCTGATGTGGGGCAAGAGGTGCTTCGGCACCTCTCTAACTAACAAGGAGAAATAATGCGTATTTTAACAATACTACTCAGTGTATTTTTCACTGCATTTATTTTATTTTTTACACAAGGGATGGCAGAAGCTAAAATCCCTACAAAACTCAAAGTGACTTATCATCAATTGAGTCCACAAGCAAAGGAGCAAGTAGATTGTCTAGCACATAACATTTACTTTGAGGCAGCAATGGAACCCGCTGAGGGGCAGATTGCTGTCGCATTCGTTACCTACCATCGCATGAAGAGTGGTAAGTATCCTGACACCTATTGTGGTGTTGTCAAACAAAGACTTGGCGAAGTATGCCAATTTTCCTGGTGGTGTGATGCGAAAGCAAATTACAAATCAACCAGAAAACTCTTGACAACTGAGTCGAATTCGTTGTATAATGATGTATTGAATAGAGCAGTGTATTTCTATGTTCATCATGACACAATGAAAGACCCATCCAAAGGTGCTTTATTTTATCATGCGGATTACGTAAATCCTGGATGGAGTAACATGAGGACAACGGCAGTTGTAGGAAGACACATTTTTTATAATCGAGTAAAACATAAGGAGATTTGATTTTGGTTACCGCAAAGACAGATAATACGACAGCAGTAGAAAAATCTAAACCGCAGTATCATTATGCGACTAACTATTCAATTACTGTGGTTCTATTGGCTGCCATAATTTCGACATGCATGTATTATTTGAATGATCGGAAATTGATGGCAGCAAACATTGAGAATGCTATTACAAAAGGTATTGACCCACTATCTGTGCGATGTTCGTATGCACGTGATTACGATGTCATTTGTGTAGCATATGCAGCAACTAGTTCTAAAAAATAACTTACAGGAGAATATATTATGAATAAACTTGGTCAATATAATGATGATGAACGTGGTCACTATAATTTTAGTTTTAGTGATAATGATGGTAAAACTGTTCAAGTATCATTTCGTGCTGAACCCGATTATGATTTGATTACTGTGTTCAATGAGTTCAAAAACTTTTTGATTGCATCTGGTCATGATGTTGATGGTGAAATTGGTGAGTTGGCTGTTGATGGATATCATGAAGAAGATGACGATGACAATTACGCACAAAGTTGGGATGCGGATACTGATGAAGTACATGCAATGACACAACACCAAGCGGCAGACAAGTTTTCGATGGGGAATTTCCCTAACAACGGATGGCCATTCGGTGATTTGACTACACCATCATCACCTCGTTTGACTACTACTGACTTTGCATCGTTGAAACCGATTGACCTTAGTTCTATCAATCAGTTTCCAACAATGGCACCATGGACAACTGAGCAAATTCAAGCATTGACATCTGCTGACCTTTCAAGATGGTCAGTCCCATCACCAGGCACTATCGGTGGAGCAAAGATTGAATTCAAATAATGCCCACTAAAGACGAGATGATGAAGTTCGCATTGGCGATTGAAGAAATGATTGCCAATACGGACTACACATATTTGGAAGCTATCTGTGAATACTGCAAACAAACAGGACTTGAGATCGAAGTTGCCGCAACACTGGTCAATCCAAATCTCAAGTCTAAGATGCAGGAACAAGCAGAGAAGTATAACCTAATCAAAGGAAAGAGTAATAGATTACCCATATGACAGGATATGAAGCTTTTTGTTTATACTCCTCACTCAAACTCCACTTCACACAAGAATCATACGATTACTTTAAGTATTATGGTAAATCAAAAACCAGTGTAGAGGCATTTGAGAATAGAAAGGATAAGTGGCACTTTTATAAACTCAGTCGGAGGTTCTCAAATGCTGAACAAGGTAGAGATTTTATTATTGCTAATCTTCTGCGTGATTCTGATGTATGGATTGGATATTTACTGACGAATGATGCAGATGTAGTATATCGTGATAGACAGAAGGTAATACAGTCATTGACATACACCTTCACGAATGAGATTGCTTCGTTAATGAGTCAGGAGAACCCAAATGATTCATTAATGATACACGAAGGTGAGTATCCTAAGTTATTGACCCAACTACTACACGGTGATATTTCAATAGAGACAATGTGTATACTCAATGCTATATTAAACTTCTTGCCGATGTGGGATAGGAAGATAGTGGATACGATCCATTATCCGAATGTCAGTTTGAAGATGAAGAAGTATACACCATTCATTTCTTTCGAAGTGACAAAGTATAAAGAATTACTGAAGAAAGGACTACATGAAAATACAGAAACTGTATCTTGATATGGATGGTGTTCTGTCTGACTTTGCTAAGAGGTATAAAGAACTCTACAAACTACAACCCATGTCAACTCGTGAACGTGGTGAAAAACACGATGACAACTGGAACTGGTTTGTTGAAGGTAAGAACTTTGAAAGTCTTGACAGGTATGCTGGTTGTATTGAGTTACTTGAGTTTATACGCACCCTAAATATACCAGTGGAGATACTCTCATCATCTGGTGGGTTCTTTCATCACGAAGAAGTAAAGAAGCAAAAGAAGTTATGGTTGAAGAGGCATGATATTCTCTATACTGCGAATATCGTTCCTGGTAGACACCTTAAAAAAGATTATGCTAAACCCGATGTTATTTTGATTGATGACACGCAAGACGTTATCGATGATTTCAATGCGGCAGGAGGTATAGGTATTCTTCATAAGAATATACGGCAAACTATAAAGATTCTTCAGGAGGTGCTTGACACCAAAGAAGAAATATTATATAATGATAGAGTGGATAAGACGCAATACATTCACATAAACAACTAACTATACGAGGTAAATAAATGAGCGATTTTTCAAAACTGAAACGCAACAGCAATTCATTCGAGAAGCTTACCAAAGCAATCGAATCGACATCAACAAATGTAGAAGCAGGTTCAAAAGAAGATGACCGTTTCTGGCAACCTGAAGTAGACAAAGCAGGTAATGGTATGGCAGTGATTCGTTTTCTGGCAGCACCCGCAGTAGATGGTGATGAAGCATTACCGTGGGTTCGTTATTGGAATCACGGCTTTCAAGGACCAGGTTGTTGGTACATCGAAAACTCGTTGACCACTCTCAATCAAAAAGACCCTGTATCAGAGTATAACTCTGTGCTGTGGAACTCTGGCATCGAAGCAAACAAAGAAATCGCACGTAAGCAGAAACGCCGTTTGACGTACATCGCAAACATTCTTATTGTCTCTGACCCAAAGAATCCAGACAATGAAGGCCAAATCAAACTCTACAAATTTGGTAAGAAAATCTTCGACAAAATCTCGGAAGCAATGAATCCAGAGTTTGCCGATGAGACACCACTCAATCCGTTTGACTTTTGGGCTGGTGCTAACTTCAAGATCAAGATTCGTCAAGTCGAAGGTTATCGCAACTACGACAAGTCCGAGTTTGACAAACCATCCGAGTTACTTGATGGTGATGACAAGAAGTTGGAAGCACTGTGGAAGAAAGAATACTCTCTCAAAGAGTTTGTTGACCCAAGTCAGTTCAAGTCTTACGATGTGTTGAAAGCAAAGTTGGATAAGATTCTTGGTCTGGACGGTGTTGTACCAGTAACGACTAAGGCAGAAGATACTTTTATTGCATCGACAAAGGCATCTGTTACACCAAGCTTGGATGAAGATGAGGACTTGGAATACTTCAGGTCACTAGCAGAAAAAGACTGAGTAAATTAACTCAGTAGTGTACAAAAAGAACCCCACCTAGTGTGGGGTTTTTCTTATGCTGTTCCTAACGAATCCATAAACAAATCAACAAGGTCTTTATCATATAGACTAGCACCAGCAACAATTGTTGTTCCTCCTCCACCGCCTCCACCACTATTGTTATTAACAACATTGTTGATGATAGGACTGCCACTACTTGAGATTGATTGTTTTGATAAATCCATATTTGTTTGTGATACTGTATTCAACTTTACTGATTTTGGTGCAACTGCTGCGGCACTAGGAGGTGTGGGACTTACCGATGC